TTTTTTAACTCACTTACAGGTATCATAATGAGCAATCCTGACGAGTTTCTTATTAATCGCTTGAAAGAAATTTCATGCGAATTAAAAGATCGTGGGATGCGTTTTGATGATCCTTATGGTGAGGGTTTCATGGACGGACTCATGATCGGTCAGCTTTCGGAAGGCGGCGTTGGATACGTAAAAACTCTGGCTTCTGCCATAGTTAAATGTGTGTCCGTCGCAGTCGGTCGTTGGCTGCAGTGATTTTAGAGTCTACTCTCTATCGATGTTATCATCGGTTACGCTTTACCTACTGTTAATTATGGGAATACCATATGACTAGCCGAACGCTTTTCCAAAAGGTCGAAACTTGTGCTATAGATACCTCACGTAATTATGCTGGCGTACTTTCGTCATATATTTATGACGTACGCCAGTATTACCGAGATATATCATGGACAGGTGATGATCGACCAAACTGGAAATCCTTGGTTCGGAATCAGGCAGATGCCACCAATGCATATTCAGCGTATAAATGGCGTATAAAGCTCTCGTCTCCTCTGTTTATAGAGGCCGAGTGGCGCGCTATTACTAATGCTGATGGAAAATGGTGGGATTCTATTCTGCGTCACCAGCGCTTTGGAGGGCCTTCGCTGACTTTTGTTCAGCCCCCTCCAGATGCTGTTTTTAGCAGTACTACAGCGTTAAACGCCGCGAAAAGTCGGTTTGTTCAGCGAGCCCGAGCTGCGATGTCACCCTTTAAAGGTGGCGTTTTTCTTGGCGAACTCGCTGAAACAATCCACTTAATCAAACGTCCTGCCTCCTCACTGCGTCAGTCCCTAACCGCATACCTTTCTGCTCTGCGAAGAGCACGACGAGGTTTCAAACATGCGTCTAAGGCGACGAAGTCGAAGTTCTTGTCAGGATCATGGTTGGAATATCAGTATGGTGTTTTACCTCTATTGTCAGATATTGATGATGGATGTAAGGCGTTAGCTACTCTCTTGACTCGTACGGTACCGACTGAACACGTTTCCGCGACCGGGCGTGCTTCCCAGCTAGTCAGCTTGGAGTCACTCTCGAATCGGGGAATCGAGGAATGGCGGTATCGCGCGAATTCTATGAGGGTGCTTAAGACATCGTATCGGATTGAAGGAGCAGTGAAAATTGCTCCCGCAGGGTCCGGTTCGAATGCACGTCATACTTTTGGTCTGAATGTCCAAGAGTTCGTGCCTACCATATGGGAACTTATCCCGTATTCTTTCTTAGCGGATTATTTCGTCAATATTGGCGATATAATCGAAGCCGCTACTTTTTGTCAGAGTAACCTTGTATGGTCTTGCCTAAGTCAGAAGACTACTGAGACTATTTCTGTCTCTGAAGCTTGTTCTGAGGGTTCTCCGTACACGAAGGTATCTGGTAGCGTTTCCGGCGGCAAAGGTGAGATGGTTGCAATGCGTTTTTCTCGGCAAGCTTTGACCTCTTTGGTTCCTACATTCCAGTTTTCTTTACCTGGATTAGGGTCGACCAGATGGGTCAATATCGCTGCTTTGGTAGCGCAACACGGCCGTCTCGTTCCGTTCTAATGAACGTGTTGTTAACTTTTGGGGTTTATCCTCATGTCTATCACTATTCCGACATCCATAACGGGTGGTGCTCAAACCGGATTCACGTCGCCGACTTATACAACGGTCGTTGATATTTATCCGGGTGGTGTTAACGGGAAACAGAATGCAGTTACCGCTTGTGGCGGTACGCAGACTGGAGCCCGAATCCATGCTGTCTCTGATCCGTTTACGCTGGCTGTCACGCGACCACAGAGCCCAAAAGCTCTGCAGAGCGCTAATCCAGTAACGGGTCGTTATGGAACGATTCCCAAGAATACGTACTCCATCATTGTACGCAAAGGCGTAAACTTTGCTGCTAATCAGCAGCCAGAAGTAATGATGGCTCGGGCGTACCTTGACATCCCTGCGGGGTCAGATTCTTATGACCCCACAAATGTCAGGGCTGCAATCTCTGCACTGGTAGGTACTCTTACGAGTATCTCTGCCGGCTTGGGAGACACCCTGGTTACAGGTATCCTTTAGCAGGACTCTGTAGTTATCTGTCTTTAAATATTGTTCCTTGAGGTGGTAATATGGGTAATCACTCTGTTGCTCTTTTCTCAGCTCTCAGTGTAGATGTTGAGACGGCTACCGGTCACACATGCGACTGGTATCGGGCTCTTCCTGGGCCTTTGCCGGATTTCTCCTTACCGGAAATGGCAGCTTATTCTATCTCAAAGAGTCTTGACCGGAAACTTATCCCGGAAGATTCGAGTGAGCAAGATGATGCTGCCCTCCGTAAATTCCTTGATTGTAATTTACGATCAAGGGACTGGGAGATGCGCCTTGCTAATAGCGGAGAGGAGCTCCTAATTGGTGAGTTTCGACTCGCCTTGTGGAGTTTCTTTGAGCCAAAGCAAGTCCCGATAGTCGGATCTTTGGACGACCTCTTTTTAGAAGGGAGGTGCGGTCCTGGATCCAGTATCGGGAGTCCTAGTGGGGACTTCTATTCTAAGATGTTCTCCTCTAGTCTGTCGTCGACATCGAATCTGCTGGTGAAGAATTACCAGCAGAACGTACGGCGGTTTGCCGAGTGGTCAAATGCTGAGTTAACTCGTCAGTATTCTCTTGGTCCACCTCGTATTGTTGAGAGTAGCAGGCTTAGTTTCGTGCCTAAGAACGAACGGATTAGTCGTGTTATATGCACTGAACCAGTGTTGAATATGTATTATCAACTTGGTCTAGGTGCAATTCTGACCCGAAAATTGATATCATGGGGTCTTTCCCCTGTGACTCAACCGGATCAGAATCGACTAATGGCGTATCAGGGCTCAAAAGATGGTTCGTATTGTACGATCGATCTTGAGAGTGCTTCTGATACGATCGCTTTGAGTATGGTACGATCGTTGCTTCCAGCTTCGATCGTGTCATATCTCGAGATCTTGCGATCAAAAGCGACGCAGGTATTTGGAACACCTGTCCCTTTGCATATGATATCGTCTATGGGGAATGGTTTTACATTCCCTCTGCAAACGATTATCTTTGCATGTGCCGTTAAAGCTGTGTACCGATCTCTGGATATGCCAGCATCGGCCTTAAACAATGACTTTGGAGTCTTTGGTGACGATATAGTCGTTAGGCCTCAAGCCTATAAACGACTTTGTCGCCTTCTAGAGATCCTCGGCTTTGTTGTAAACACAGCGAAGTCCTTCTCCGAAGGACCGTTCAGAGAGTCTTGCGGACACGATTACCATAATGGTACTAATGTACGTGGGGTTTATCCCCAGAGGCTTAACACCCCTCAAGACTTTTATGCCCTTGCTAATGCGTTAAATAGGTTCAGTGCAAGGACTGGACTATCAGTGCCTCATCTTATGTGTGAGGTTCTTCGCAGATGCGACCGTGCAAGACTGGTGCCACCCCATGAAGATCCCTCTTCTGGGCTTATGGTGCCACTAAGCATGGCGGAAGGACAGGCGAGATGTCGAGAGACATTCTCTGTTATGTACGTTGCGTACGTAGCGAAGCGCAAGGGTATCCCGATAGGACATAATTTCATATTAACACCGAAAGGTGCCAAACGTATATTATATAATCCATCAGGACTTCTTATCGCTTTCCTGTCTGGCATGGCTT